TCTACTTCAGCTCAGTATCCTATAAGTATCCTGGAAAACCAGCTTAACTGTAGCTTCTGAGGTAAGTCGTTGATAATTTGGTGGCCCCTGCTGGGTTTGAACCAGCGACCAAGCGATTATGAGAACTATGCGCAGCAACGGAAAAACAATAGTTTGCGTTTAAAATCATGCACATATTGTGACAAAGATAGCCTCTATTTGCCATCATTAACCATCTCTACCGCCACTTTACCGCCACCTGTAGCCAGCGGGTTTAGCTTTGCAGCCTCTTCTAAATGGTCTGGCGCGAAGTGGGCATAGCGCATTGTCATTTTGATATCTGTATGCCCTAAGACGCGCTGTAAAACTAAAAGATTTCCGCCGTTCATCATAAAGTGACTTGCAAAAGTATGGCGTAAAACATGCGTAAGCTGGCCTGCAGGTAACTCAATCCCCGTTCTTTCTAATGCTGAGCGAAATGCACCGTAACAATCAGAGAATATCCTGCCGGTCTTATTATCAGGGATGATTTTATAAATATCCTCAGTAATGGGGACAGTTCTGTTTTTTCGGCCCTTAGTTTTTGTAAAGGTGATTTTGTATTTAGTGATCTGGCTCCTTCTCAGACCCTCGGCTTCTGACCAGCGCGCGCCAGTTGCGAGGCAAATTTTTACCAAGGCTTCTAATTCTTTGTATTCGCTCTTTTTGCATTCAGACAACAAGCAATTAATCTGCTCATGAGTGAGCCAGGCCATTTCGGATTCTTCGGTGCGGAATGGACGTACGTGTTTTAGAGGATTATCACCTTTCCATTCGCCTAATCGGCTTAGCTCGTTAAACACGGCACGGAAATAGGCAAGCTCTAAATTAAGCGTGCGGGGCGAAACTTCGGTTACGCGATTTGAGCGAGCAAAATCACCTTTTAATCTGCGTTCACGATAGCGAGAAAACATCTGCGCATCAAAATCTTTAGCCAGCGGTTCACCCATACACTCAAAGGCATGATTCATGGCTTTCTGTCGCTTTTCACCATCCTTTAAGGTGATCCCATGCGCGCCATACCAGGACGTTATCAAGTCCTTCAGTGTGCGACGGTCTTCTTTTTCCTCATGCCAGGGCTGCTGAACCTTATGCTGCTCGTAGGCGATTGCCTCACCTTTAGTGGCGAATTTGGTGCGAGTGCGCTTGCCGTTGTGGTAAATCTCACAGAGCCAGCCGCCAGAGGGCAATTTCCTAACTGACATTAGGCAACCTCGCAATAAATACCGACAATGCGGCCCAGTTGCTTGATCTCATCAATGCCACATTCAAAAGGGACTTTGCCGCCTGCTACATGCAGTCGTTTGCCGGGCAGCACAGTAAGCTCTCTTAGGCTCACTGCGCCTTCAACATCTACAAGCCAGCTACCATCAGCTAAAGGTGCGTCTTGTTCAACGATATAGCTTTTGCCTTCATTCCTAACACACATCGCATTCTTCAAGGTTTTACCGAAAAGCTCATGGCCGACCGTCAGGATGCCATTTTCTGAAAGTCTGCCTTCACTTAATGTGAACATCTGGAGTCGTACGGACGAATCTGAGCGATCGTCGTTTCTCTGCGGGCCTTCGCCGGTCAGAATCCATTTAAGGTTAACACCAGTTTCTAGGGCGCAATGGGCTGCGAAATCATAGGAGATATTGCCGCGCGTATAGCGGTTTTGCAGCGTGCTTGCAGCGATATCAAAGTGGTTTGCGAGCTGAATTTTTTGATTGAACCCGTATACCTGGCAAATCCTGTCTAAAACATCCTCGTTAGAAATCTGGCTTTCAAAGTCCATAAATAGCATTTCCGTATTGACCAATTCCAAAATTGGAATTAGGATTCGTTTTGTTGGTGGCATCCGATGGCAAACGTTGGCAAACAGATGGCAATCGGTGTCTTAAACTTTCAAATAAGGAATCATGCAATATGGCTTCTGAAATCGCAATCATCAAAGTTCCCGCGCCGATTGTCACTGCCGAACAGTTCGCCGCGCTGGAAGGCGTATCCCGTCGCACCGTTTATCGCTGGACTACTGGCGACAACCCGCAACTACCCATCGAGCCGCGCACTATCCGCAAGGGCTGCAAGAAGGCGGGCGGGCCGATCCGTATCTACTACGCACGCTGGAAAGAAGAGCAGCTGCGTAAAGCGTTCGGGCATTCCCGTTTCCAGCTCATTATTGGCGGCTAATTCACATTAAGTGAATAGGGAGATTCGCACATGTTTGATTTTAAGACTTCCACCCATAACCACTATGACGACGCATGCCGCAAGTTTGCGCTGACGCACAACATGGCAGAACTGGCGCAGCGGGCAGGTATGAAAGTGCAGACCCTGCGCAACAAGCTTAACCCGGAGCAGGTGCATCAGCTGACCGTTCCAGAAGTGCTGTTACTTACCGATCTGACTGAAGACGCCACGCTGATGGACGGCATGCTGGCGCAGCTGCAGTGCCTGCCCTGCGTGCCGGTTAACGAGCTGGCAAAAGAGAAGTTTCCGGCGTACGTGCTGAAGGCGACTGCTGAAGTCGGGCATATGGCCGCTAACGCCGCGAACCCGGAACGCATTACAGCAACCTGTCGTCGCGGCATTCTGGAAGCTGCCAATACCGGGATCCGCTGCATGATGCTGGCCGCGCTGGCCGTGCAGAATCGTGTTCACTCCAACCCGACTTTAGCCTCAACCGTTGACGCAATCAGCGGGCTGGGTGCTTCGATTGGCATCAGCTGAGGGCGCACGATGATTTCATTCGCGGCACGCCTCAAGCGCCAGAGTCCGTCAATGTCATACGGGCATGGCTGGATCATGGGCGAGAACGGCAAGCGCTGGCATCCGGTACTGAGCCAGCAGGTACAGGTAAAAGAGAAAAGAGGTAAAGCATGGCTATCGAGGGCGATTCAATGCTGGTCGAGCTTACTGCCGGCCAACGGGTTTCGGCGCTGAATCACGTTGCCTTAATCCGCGCGCAGCTGATGGGCGGCAACTGTGAAAAAGATATGACCCGTTTTTTCTCTGAAATGCGCGATGTGACAGACAGTAATTATCAGGACAACAAGCGCGCGCTGAGCGCGATTTTCTTCCTGGCTGGCATCGGTAAGGACAGGCACGCTGCTGAATTTAGTGAACTGACTACTGATGAAAGAGCGGCGCTTATTCGTGCAATGAATCATTTAAAAGCAGTCGTGAGTTTATTTCCGAAGCGAATGGCTCTGCCTAATTAATTAACCCGAAGCAGATAAAAGGCGTAAACCCGCCGGGCATTCTTTTGCCCAAATTATGGAGAAAGTGAAATGCGAAATATCGAGAAATTTTATTTTGACGCTGATACCGAGGCGCTGGCCGCAGTCATCACTAGGGCGCGCATTGAAGAGCGCAAAGACCGTGCGCTGGCTGTGTCTGAGCGCCTTGTTGAGCTGGCCTTGCACGTACATCAGCGAGGGCTTTCTGGAATCGAAGCTGCCGACCTGATCCGCCGCGAGGCCGAGCGTTATCAGAACGAATCACAGGAGCTGCACTAATGGCCGACTCAATGGACATGGCGCAGGCGCGCGCCGAAGAGCTGCTGGCGCGCAACATCGCCAGCGTGGTTAATCGCCCGGTCAACGTGGGGGCTTCATTCTGTGAAGACTGCGACGCGCCGATCCCGGAACAGCGCCGCCGCGCCGTGCGTGGCGTAACTCGCTGCGTCGACTGTCAGGATATTGCTGAGCGGTATTCCCGATAATGTCCGTTACGAATGAATACGCTTACCCGTGGAATGCTCCACGGGAAGCCATCGCCAGCCCGTATCCCACCTATGAGGAAATGCACAGCCGCAGTCAGATGATTGCGGCTTTAGCGCGTGCGCAGGAATTACTGGAAAAGCTGCCGACGCTGATCCAGCTCGACGTTAAGCGCCGCGTCAGCGAGCTTGAAAGGACCCAGGGCATTGCCCGTGCCAATGCGTACTTAACAAAAAACTTTGTTGAGCGCACATTGCCACGCGTTGAATGCGTCAGTGATCAGTACCGCCTCGGCGAAATGAGCAGCGGCACGTTTAACCTGCTGGCAGGCAATGCCGCGCAACAGGCTGGCGCGGCCAGCGCGGCCGGTACGCTGTGGGAGCTGATGCGCCGCTTCAACCGTCTGCCCGACATGGCGCGCGCTGACGTCGATCTGCTGGCTGGCGATGTGGCTAATTTCATCCTCGCCGAGCTGGTACAGGCGCACGCGCAGGCCAGCGACGAGTCGGATTACAAATACACGCACCGCGTTTACATGACCGCCGCCACGATCACCCGCGAGCTGAGTCAGACCCCGCCGCTGTGGGAAAAAGTCACGTCCCGCCTGTTCGACCCGGAGGAAGTGACCCCGGCGATCATGCGCATGCAGACCGAAAAATGGTGGAAGGGCCGCCTGCGCCGCGTCGCCGCGTCATGGCGCGAACACCTGCAGATTGCTCTGGCTAACGTCAGCAAAAAACATACCCCCTACGCCAGCAGCATGACCGTCTCCGAATGGCGCGAGCAGAAGCGCCGCACCCGTGAATTTCTAAAAGGCATGGAGCTGGAAGACGAGGAAGGCAACCGCATCAGCCTGATCGAGAAGTACGACGGCAGCGTGGCCAATCCGGCGATCCGCCGCTGCGAGCTGATGACCCGCATTCGCGGCTTCGAAAACATCTGCAACGAGATGGGCTTCATCGGCGAGTTCTACACGCTGACCGCCCCGGCGCGCTATCACGCCACAATCAAAACCGGTCATCGCAACCGCAAATGGAACGGCGCCAGCCCGGCCGACACCCAGCGCTATCTCTGCAGCGTCTGGCAAAAAATCCGCGCCAAGCTGCACCGCGAGGAAATCCGCATCTTCGGGATCCGCGTTGCCGAGCCTCATCACGACGCAACCCCGCACTGGCACATGCTGATGTTTATGCGTCCCGAACAGGTTGAGCGCGTGCGCGAGATTATGCGCGACTACGCCTGGCAGGAGGACAGCGGCGAGCTGACGACCGACAAGGCCCGCAAGGCCCGCTTTCACGCGGAGGCTATCGACCCGGAGAAGGGCAGCGCGACGGGCTACGTCGCTAAGTACATTTCCAAAAATATTGACGGCTACGCGCTGGACGGCGAGACGGACGACGAAAGCGGCAAAGACCTGAAGGAAACCGCCTCGGCCGTTTCCGCCTGGGCGGCCCGCTGGCACATCCGACAATTCCAGTTTGTGGGCGGCGCGCCGGTGACGGTTTACCGCGAGCTGCGCCGCATGGCAGACAGCGACACCGCGCACGGCCTCAGCGTTGAGTTTGCGGCCGCGCATGACGCCGCCGACGCGGGAGACTGGGCAGGATACGTCAATGCACAGGGCGGCCCGTTCGTTCGCCGCGACGAGCTGGCCGTGCGCACCTGGTATCAGGCCAGCGAAGACGTGAACGAGTACGGCGAGGAGACCGTGCGCATAAAGGGCGTTTACGCAACGGAAGTGGGTGAAGATACGCCGATCCTCACCCGTCTGGCGCAGTGGAAGATTGTGCCGAAACGTGCCGTTGATTTGGATTTTGAATTTAAGGACGCGTCCGCGTCCTCTCGGAGTTCTGTCAATAACTGTACGGGAGGTTTGAGATCTGAGGATTCGAACCCGCCGGAAAGTTTCGACAATATCGACCTGGACGGCATGAGCAGAAGAGAGCGGCGGCAGCTGCTGAGCCGAATCAGGGCGCAGGGGCCAGAAAAGCGGCACCTGCAGCTGAGACGGTCAGACAAAATCGAGGCCGCGTGCGACAACGTGATCGGCCAGGTGAAGGATTTATGCGGTGAAACCATCAGTCGCGGGCTGGCCGTGCGCCTGATTGGCGGCACGCAGACCAAAATCGGCGGCCGCCTGTTCCGCAGCTCGGCTTATGGCGACCTGTTCCGGCCAAAAGTTGAGGCCGATAAGGCAGGAATATTAGAAAGATTTAACAGACTCGCCGAATTGGTCAGGTCTAACAAAACCTGATTGAAGGGGCGTTTTGGTAAAGCATTGACAAAAGTTTGATGTAAATGCGGTTTTAGGCGACAGAGGTGAGAAATCAATAAAACACATCTATATCAGGTAGATAAAAAGTGCTTTTTAGTGAGACATTTTTCTTTCGAAGATTCTGGAGCCTGTGCTACTGTATAAATAGACAGTATATTTATTGGGGAGGGCGCATGGATAACGTTTTAAAAGAGCGGGTAATGCTTGAGCGTGTAGAGCTGATAGCGAGGCTTACATCAGAAGGGATCTGTAGAGAGCGGGATAGGGTGATTGCTTTAAATCTCATTGCTGAGATAGCGCGTAACACCTCGATAACCAACAAGCAGTTTTCGGTCGTGTTTTCGGCCGTGCCGTTTGAAGAATAACGAGCGAGGTTGCGACTGTATGCGAATAGAAATCATGCTCGATAAAAATCAAAAGATAAGCCAGCCAGTTATAGACGCTTTTGATGCAGAAGTTAGCCGCCGCGTTTGCGCTCTTTTCCCCGACGCTGAGGTGCACGTGCGCCAGGGTAATCACACAAGAATAGAAATGCCGGGCTTAAAGCTTGATGATGACAGAAGGCGCGTGAGCGAGCTGCTACAGAACGTGTGGGAAGATGAGAGCTGGCTGATCGAGGTAACTCTGCCAACGTCAAAAGCTTGATTTTGGCGGCGGCAGAGTTGAACAACGAGCATTGCGAGGCGTTAGGCTATGGCTAAGAGTGCAGACAAATTCAAAATTGTGCATCGTGGTGAGTCGCTAACTTACTATACGCCGGGCGAATGGGTCTTTTTTCAAAGATCCAAAGAAAGCGGCGGCGGGTACTGGCTCGGACGGGCATACGATTTTGTTTTCATGATTGAATTGCCTCTGCCCGTTTCGCTTCACCAGGGTATTCTTTTTCTAAACAGCCTGGAGCCAAAGAGCACCTTTAAGCCGGAGTCGGCAGACGATTTTAAGCTGCAGTGAGCTATGCATGCATAACGTGCATGGATCTGCATGCGATTACCACAGCTGAAAACATGCGACGGGGCCAGAGCTGGCCTCGTTTTTTTTGTCTGATGCAACTGCATTAAAAGCGATGCACAAAGCGGGCAGGCGTGGCGGGGATAGCATTGCGCGCGAGGGGGGGAAACATGTATCAAGACTGTGCTTGTACCTCTCCATCGCGAGGAGCGATGTACAGCCGGTAGAATGAGAATATTAGGGAAAAGTGTCGCGAGTTGCTTCTGAAGATTTTTATACGCCTTTAGCGGCCCGAAGGCCGCTTAAAATCAAACTCGAAAAAATAAAGGATGCACAAAAAATTTCTTATTGAAATCGCTAATATCAAGATGAGGTTTATCAAAAGAGGAGAAAATGATTAATGTCTCGGTTTTTTTAATCCCTATTATGCCTATGGTAAACCAAACATTTAATAAAGAATTAAAATCGGTAGCTATATGATCATCAGATTGGTCGTCGTCCAGTTTGGAACGCGACATTAAATATTCTTGAATGGCTATTATAGGAGAATCAATTTCATTTTTAAAAAACTCTTGTCTGTCTAGCAGAGCTATGCTGTCTGTATAATCTGTTATATGTTTGAATCTGCTTTGCCATTCTTTATTAATGGCATTTTTTCTTGAAGCATAATATTTCTCTTCAGCCTCTAATACATAATCTTCATGCATAGAAGTCGTTCCGTCTCCTTGGCTAAGACAGTAGTTAACAAAATCAATTGCGTCTCTAGGTCTAAGCATTGTCCTGTCAACTATATAAGTCGATGCGTCTTGACCTTTAACTTGGAATCCGAATATATCAGAGAAGTTTACATTTGTTTTTCCAGCATATTTATGTTTTATAAGGTGGCTGATTCTCTTATCCAAAATCTGCATTATATCTTTTTTATTCCATTCAATTGGAATTATTAACGATCTGTCTTTCTCCTCTTGCCTTAGGTTTGTTTTATAGATGCCCATCAATATATCGCTACGGATAGAAACCAAAACTTTTACCGTGCGAATGTCAAGCAATTCTTTGAAGGCGTCAAGAAGGGCATTTATGAAATCATATCTAATCGTACTACTGCTTAACCAAGACTTATCCAAATCATCAATGCTAATAATTATTCTGTTTTGACTTTCATCGGCAGTTTCTTCTGTGATGACTTTGATCAGCTCTTTCTGTTTTTTAAGTAACTCACTACTTACATATCGGGCTGTTTCAGTCTGAATCTTTTGCGCTACCTCATCAACTAATTTACCTGAAACTTTAGCAAGCCCTGAACCAAGCGAGCCATTTAATTCATTTTGCATTTTTTCAGTTATTTCAGAAACGATTTTGTCATTGAAAAAGTTTCCGCTATACCTTGATACATACTCTTGGGCTAGCTCTAGGTTATATTTTTTCTTTTTATTTGCCACAAGAGTTTGCATCTTTTCGAAAAAAGATTTGTTACTTGTGAAAGTAAGTTCAATAACTTTAACAATGAGGACATGAATCCATAAAGACTTATAAAAAACTCGCAGATCAATACCATTGCTCATAAGTTGAGAGATAAATACATTATTATTTATGTGCTCGAATACCGTAGATTCTGCTTCGATAATGGCTTGTTTTTTGATTACAGGATCTGAAGCTAACTTTTTTAATATTGCTGTTTTTCCTGAGCCAGTTCTTCCAACTATTATTCGCTTTGTAAAATCGGAGTCAGTATTAAATTTCCTAAGAGTTTCATAGACATTGGACTCTAAAAAACAATCTTGAAGAAACGAATCAGACTCAGCGTCAAGACTGCCGATTTGATCGCTGTTTTTGAATATAAAACTTGTCATAAGGCATCCCTATCTCAAATTTTTTGTGTGTAACCATGAAACAGAAGAAAAATTAATATCAGTAGAGCGCTTTTAAGACAAGCTTAAATTTTAATGGAGTAATTCTATTTTGTTTATCAATGGCTTGCCGTCCTTGGCAATAGTTAGTCCTACTCTAAGACGTAAGGTTTAAAGGAAATTATTTCGCAGCCTAACCAATCGTTTATCTCCTTCATTCGCTCCTGCAGCGGCGTCAGCTCGTTGCGCACGAACACCTGAGACGCCTTCACCGCATCGCCGAAACCGCCGGAGTTGTCCGGGATAATCCCCATCATCTGCGGCGGTACGCGGTGCGCGCTGAGTAGGTCGTCGCGGCTGGCTTTCTTGATGTTAAAGAAATCGTCTTTCGTCGCAACTTCGCTGAGAGGCAAAATCTTGATGCCGTCCGGCTTTCCGTTCGGGGCGTACATGAACAGGTTACGGAAATTCCCCAGTCCTTTGGTGTCGCGCATTGCCTGGCGCATCCGGTCAACGTCGCTGCTGCTCTGCGCCGCGTCGGTCATGTAGAGAATGTAACCGGCATGGGCGCCGTTCTGGTAATACTTGCGGCGGAACAGCGTCGCTGCCTCATTAAGCCAGGCCGAGTTAAGCGCGCTGAGATATTCCGGCAGGCCGTAAAGCTCCTGATTAATATCCGGCTCCATCAGGTGAAAAACGCTGCCTTTTTTAAACTGATGTGGCTCTTTCCAGTCATTCACAAACCAGTAAATGTCATCTTCGATCCCACGCCTCGTATATTTCGCAGGAGATGCTTCAAGACGCAGCGGCTTGCCAAGCGCATTATCGCGGCGTTCCGGGTAGGCATTACCAAAAACCAGATAGTCCAGAGCTATTTTGCTGAATTCCTGCTGGCTGAGCATTGGGTGCGGTATGAACGTCGAAGCCAGTATGTTGCGCTTTACATAAATCGGCGAGCTGTGATGCACGGCCGCGCGCAGGCTTTTCGCCAGTCCGTGAAAGCTGACCGGCGGCTCATACCAGCGCCCGTTACCGATGCACTCGGCGTAATCCAGAATGTCGCGCTTGTCCATCACGGGCGTTGGCTCGCCGAAGGTGAACGCCTCGGCGTGCTGCTGAGGTGCGGTTGCCTGTGCCGACTGCGCGGTGGCGGAATGGGCCTTGCGGCCCCTGCGTTTGCTCATTAGTAAAACTCCAGAATTGAGGGACTGGCGCCGCCGCTGGCTGCGGTAAGCGGTTCGTTTAAGAGGGCGTGCATAATCGCCCAAGCGACGTCGGCGTGGCTGGCTTCCTCGCTGCGGCTCGCCTCATAGGTTGAGCGATTGCCGCTGGCCGTCATGGTTTTGCGGATCGCCATAAAGGATTGCGTGATATCCGTCGCCCCGGCGTCGTACTCCAGGCGCCCGCTGCTGATGGTGTCCTTTGCCTTCAGCACCATTGCGGTTTTCACCTCAGGCGAGTATTTGATTTCGCGTGCCGCCGGGTAAAACTGGCGTACCAGCTGGAAGACGCCCTGTCCGATGCCGGTTGCATCAACGCCGATATATTCCACGGTGTACTTTTTCGTTAAGTCCTCAATGGATTTCGCCTGCGCGGCAAAGTCCATGCCCCGCCACTGGTGGCGTTCCAGCACGCGAAACTTGCCGCCCGCCACGACCGGCGGCGCGATGACGGCGCAGCCTGCGCTGTCGCCGGTGTGCGACGGGTCATAGCCGATCCAGACCGGGCGGTAAGCAAACGGGCGCGGCAGGTACGGGTTAAAGTCTTCCCATTCCTCCAGGCTGTCGATCATGCAGGTCTGCAGCTCGGCGAACGGGAATACGCTCGCCTCGTCATCGACAAACTCACACATCAGCAGGTTCTGATATTCCGCCGGGCTGTATTCAAGCTGCAGCTGGTCTATGTCGAACAGGTTGCAGCCGCCGGTCAGCGCGTCCTCAACCGTGACAATCTGGCGCCACTGGCCGTCACCGCACAGCGCGCCTTTCGCCAGGTGCGAATGCGAGAGGTCTATCTCAATGCGGTCATCTTTACTACGTCGTCCCTTGTTGAACAGCGCGCCCGACCAGAATGGATAGGCGCTGTGTGACAGGCTCGACGGTGTAGAAAAGTAGGTGGTGCGCCACTTCTTGTGCAGCGACATGCCGCTGGCGACCTTGCGCAGCTCCTGAAATTTCGGGATCCAGAAATATTCATCCAGGTACAGGTTGCCGGTGTAGCTCTGCGCGGTACGCACGTTCGTGCCGAGAAATATCAGGCGGGCGCCGTTCGGCAGCACGATGGGATCGCCTTTCAGGTCAACGTCAGCCTGTCGGGCGAAGTCGAGAATGTAGTTTTTGAAGACGTGCGCCTGAGCCTTGCTGGCCGAAAGAAAAATCTGGTTACGGCCGGTAGTGAGCGCATCTATCAGCGCCTCGCGAGCAAAGTAGAACGTCGCGCCTATCTGGCGAGACTTCAGAATGTTGCGAATGCGGTGAGTTAATCCTGCCCTGTGCCAGTTGAGTTGATACTCAAAGCACCCCTTCATAAACAAATCGGTGAGTTTGTCGGTCTGCTCGTCGCTGAAGACGTTTTTAGCCGCGGGCTGTCGCTCGCCCTTGTTGCGGTTGCGCACGTTCGGGTTTAAGTCTGCCTCATTGCCGCTGCTGCGGTAGCGCTCAACGCGGGCAAGGCGCTCAATCTGGCGGCCGAGCGCGTCTATCTCCTTGTAGTCACCATTCCCCTTGACCTCTTTCATGATGAGCTGAATCAACCGGGCTTCCATGCTGGATTCCACGCGACTGATGGGCGCAACGTCATCCCACGCGTCGCGCAGCTTCCAGCTCTGCACGGTTGGCGTTTTCTGTTTGAGCGTCTCCGCTATCTGGCGCACGGAATAACCCTGCCAGTAAAGCAGCGCGGCCTGACGGCGCGGATCGCTGATGATGGTGGTCGGTGTCATGTTCATGCAGCCAAGGCTACCGGCGCCGAAAATGGCGCGCCTGCTGTCTCTGTTTGCTGATGCATGAGCGGTCTGGCATTCGTTGAGGGATTGTGTCGCGGCGGGGAAACTGGCCCCGAACCGACCCAACACCCTGACCGGAGCCTGATTAATGGCAACTAAAGCAAAGCGTTTTCGCATCGCAGTTGAAGGCGCAACCACAGACGGCCGCAATATTTCCCGCGACTGGATTTCTCAGATGGCGAAAAACTACGACCCGACCGTGTATGGCGCCCGCATCAACATGGAACACATCCGGGGTTATGCCGCTGACAGCACGTTCCGCCGTTTCGGCGACGTGACCGGCCTCGAGGCCGAAGAAATCGGCGACGGCCCGCTCAAGGGCAAGCTGGCGCTTTATGGCTGGATTGATCCGACGTCGGAGCTGGTCGAGCTGACCAAGGCGCGACAGAAAATCTACACCTCTATCGAAGTTAACCCCGATTTTTCCGACACGGGCGAGGCGTATCTGGTCGGCCTGGCTGTGACCGACGACCCGGCGAGCCTCGGCACGGAAATCCTGAGTTTCAGCGCCACGGCAAAAGCTAACCCGCTGGCGTCACGCAAGCAGGACAAAGGCAACCTGTTTACCGCCGCTGAAGAAACCGTGATCGAGTTTGAAGAGGTGGCTGACCCGGCCCCGTCCCTGAAGGCACGCATTTCCGCAATGTTCTCCGCCAAAAAGAAAACCGACGGCGAGCAGTTCGCCGACGTCGGCGCGGCAGTGACGGCCGTAGCCGAGCAGGTGCAGCTGAACGCGGAGAGTCAGACGCAGAAACTGTCGGCGCTGGAACAGTCCGTCAATGCGCGACTGGAGGCTATCGAGCAGCAGGCCGGGGAAGACCGTGCCGCGTTCGCTGAGCTGCAGGGGCAGCTGTCGCAGACCGACGGCAGCTTTAATCGTCGCCCGGCGTCAACCGGCAGCGATCCGAAATCCGGCGCGCTGACCGACTGCTAATCAGGCGTGGCCTGAACGTTAAAACCCAATACAGAGATAAACAGGAACGCCAATGCGCAAGAATACCCGCTTCAAGTTTAACCAGTTCATGACCCGCCTCGCCGAGCTGAACGGCGTAGAAACCGACGACATGAACAAAAAGTTCACCGTGGAGCCGTCAGTCACGCAAACCCTGATGACCCGCGTGCAGGAGTCGTCCGCCTTTCTGACCCGTGTCAACATCGTGCCGGTATCCGAAATGAAGGGCGAGAAAATCGGGATCGGCGTGTCCGGCTCGATTGCCAGCACGACCGACACGGCAGGCGGCGACGAGCGCGAAACCGCTGACTTTGCTGCGCTGGATAAACAGGGCTATGAGTGCGTCCAGGTCAACTATGACTTTCATATCCGCTACAACACTCTCGACCTGTGGGCGCGCTATGAAGATTTTCAGGCCCGCCTGCGTGACGCCATCGTGAAGCGCCAGGCACTCGACCGCATCATGATCGACTTCAACGGTGTAGAGCGTGCCAAAACCTCTAATCGTGCAAAATTCCCGATGCTTCAGGACGTGGCCGTCGGCTGGCTGCAGAAATACCGCAACGATGCGCCTGAGCGTGTGATGAGCAAAATCACCGACGAAAGCGGCGCCGTAGTGTCTGCAAAAATCCGCGTAGGTAAAGGGGGCGACTATGCCAACCTCGACGCGCTTGTGATGGACGCGACCAACACTTTGATTGAGCCGTGGTATCAGGAAGACCCGGAGCTGGTTGTTATCGTGGGCCGTCAGCTGCTGGCCGACAAATACTTCCCAATTGTCAACCAGTCGCAGGCCAACACCGAGCAGCTGGCCGCCGACCTCATCGTCAGCCAGAAACGCATTGGTAACCTGCCAGCGGTGCGCGTGCCGTACTTCCCGGCCAACGCGCTGATGATTACTCGCCCGGACAACCTGTCGATTTACTGGCAGGAAGGCACGCACCGCCGCCTGATTGACGAGGTGCCGAAGCGCGATCGCATCGAAAACTACGAGTCCATCAACGAGGACTACGTGATCGAGGATTACGCGGCCGGTTGCCTAGTTGAAAACATCGAGGTCGGTGAGTTCAGCGCGGCTGCAGAAACCCCGGCAACCCCGGAGGCGTAACGCATGTTAAGCCCTGCCCGACGTCACCGCATGCGCCAGGAGGCTATCGGAGCCTCGCAGAACGCCGACAACCCGCTCCGCCACGCCAGCGGCTATGAGCAGATGCTCATCAAGCTGAACGACGACAAACGCCGCCTGAAGAAAGTGCACTCCAACGAGCGCAAGGCGGAAATGAAGCGGCAGTTGCTGCCTGAGTACGTGCCGTGGGTATCCGGCGTGCTGGAGAAAGGCAAAGGCGCACAGGATGCCGTGCTGATGACCGTCATGATCTGGCGGCTCGATGCGGGCGACGTGACCGGCGCGCTGGAAATCGCCCGGTACGCGCTGGCGCATGGCCTTGTCTCGCCTGACGGCTTCAAGCGCGCCAGCCTGCCGTATCTGCTGGCCGAGGAAGTCGCCAGCGCGGCAACGCGAGCCTGGACGGCAAAAGAGCCGGTCGATGTCGGGCCGCTGCTGGCGACTATTGCGATGACGGAATCGGAAGACATGCCCGATCAGGTGCGCGCCAAGCTGCACAAGATAACCGGGTATGTGCTTCGCGATGCGGGCAGGGCTTCGGAGGCGATGACCCACCTTGTACGGGCGCAGCAGCTGCACGACGGCTGCGGCGTCAAAAAAGACATTGAGCGGCTGGGTACGGCGATGAAAAAGCAGGCCATCGCCAGCCGCTGACCGAACGCGACCCCGCGCACGGGCGGCAGGACGGCAACGCACTTTCAGTGTCTGCGCCGACCTCCACCGCCCACCTATTTCAAAGGCCGATTATGAATAACACGGTTGTTATCCCCGCCCCGCGACCGGCAGAGAGTGCCGAGCCGCCGGTAAAGAATACGTTTTTCTGGCCTGACGTTGACCTGCAGCAGCTGCGCGAGTCGCTGCGCTATGAGGGAACGGTCACGCCGCAGCGCCTGCGTCTGGCCGTTAAAACGGCGATCTCAGAAGTTAACGCCGAGTTGTACGACTGGCGCGCCACACAAATAGCCGCGGGCTTTAAGCTGCTTGCCGATGTACCGGCGGAATCGCTCGACGGCGAAAGCGAAAAGGTGACGGCGTACCTTGCCGCCGTCGGCGCCCTGACCGCTGCGACCATCGTCGAACGTTATCGCGGCTATGACGCCAGCGGCACAAAAAAGGCGGGCGAGATTGAGGCGAGCGCCGACGAATACTGGCGCGACGCGCGATTCAGTATCAGCCGCATCGCCGGGAAGCCCGGCTGCATTGTGGATTTGCTGTGATGAACGTTTACGCGCAGCAGGGCGATACCGTTGACGGAATCTGCCAGCGCTATTACGGGCGAACGGGGCAGGCGGTCGAGCTGGTTTATGCGGCTAATCCGGGCCTTGCGGAAAGCGGGCCGGTGCTGCCGCACGGCTGCGAGGTGACGCTGCCCGACCTGCCGGACTCTTCAACAGGTGAAAGCGTCAACCTGTGGGACTAAAGAAATGGAAAAAATCAGCTCAGTGATCAACTACCTGATTGGCCTCATCCTGATGTGGTTCGGCCGTCATACGCCACAGGATATCGCCTTTATGGTCGGTTCGGGCGTGGCCGTTATCACGGTTGTCATTAACGTGGCGACGTTCTTTATTAACTGGCATTACCGCCGCAAAACCTACGAGTTGCAGCAGCGCATGCGGGGGGTGAGCCTTGAGCCAGACCGCTAAGCGCTGCGCCGTGGTGGCGGTGCTGGCCATCGCCGCGTTGCAGCCCCAGTTCAAAACCCTGCAAACCTCCGAAGCCGGGCTGGCGCTTATCGCCAACGCCGAAGGATGCCGCACGTCGCCTTACCAGTGCAGCGCCGGAGTCTGGACGAACGGCATTGGTCACACAGAAGGCGTGACGCCGCGCAGCCAGGTCAGCGAGCGGCAGGCGGCGGTTAATCTCGTTTATGACGTGATGCGCGTCGAACGGGGGATCGAAGCCTGTATGCCGGTTGAGATGCCGCAACCGGTTTACGACGCGACCGTGTCTTTTGCGTTCAATGTCGGCGTGCGCGCGGCCTGCGGATCGACCTTTGCCCGGCATATCAGGGCCAAGCGCTGGGCTGATGCCTGCAACGAGCTGCCCCGCTGGGTATTCGTCAACGGCGCGCGCAATCGTGGGCTGGAAAACCGCCGCGCGGCGGAAAAGGCGTACTGCCTGCGGGGTGTGAAATGACGCGCCTGATAGCGGGACTGCTGGCCGTGGCGCTGCTGGCGCTGGGACTGACCGGCTGGCAGTGGAAAGTCGCAAAAGACGATCTCAGCAGCGCGCAGCGCATCATCGGCACGCTGTCGGCGGGTATCGAGAGCCGGGATAAGGCGATAGCCAGGCTGGATGCGGATGCTAAAGCCAGCCAGAAACGCGAGGCCGAGCTGCGGCTGATGCAGGGGCGCGCCAGCACGGCCGCGCTGAACCGTGAAATGCACATACAGAGAGAAACCGATGCGAATCCGATACTGCGTGACTGGTCTGCTGCTGATCTGCCTGACGATGTTATCCGGCTGCACGCCCGTCCGGCCTTCGCCAGCGCCAGAGATTATCTGGATTGGGTGTCCGCGCGTGACAAGCTGCCCGGTGCCGGGAAACAACCTTAAAACGGCCGGCGATCTGGCGGCGGATAATCGCCAGCTAGAGGCCGCGCTCGCCGCCTGCGGGCTGCAGGTAGAAATCATCAAAGACTGCCAGGAGCAACACGATGCTGAAACCGCAACAACTACGCCGGGCGCTGACCGACAGCGTTCCGGAGCTGCAGCGAAATCCTGACGCGCTGAACGTCTTTATCGACAGCGGGCGTATTGTCTCGACGCTTGCCAGCTCGCTGTCGTTTGAATATCAGTACCGGCTGAACATGGTGATTACGGACTACGCCGACAATATCGACCTGCTGATCGTGCCGCTGCTTGAATGGCTGCGGACAAATGAGCCTGACATTATGGCAACCGAGGAAAAGCGTCGCACGGGCTTTACCTTTACGGCTGATGTGATCAGCGACACGACCAGCGATATCAGCATAGAGCTGCAGCTGAGCGAGCGCGTGATCGTAAAGCAGGTAGACGGCGCGCTGCACGTCACGCACGTCGGCGAGAATCCGCTGCCGGATAACGACGCGCGGCCGTTGCAACTGTACGCGGGTGGTAAGCTCATCAGCGAGTGGCAATCATGAGCGACCTGCAGCTGGTAAACGACCGTCTGGAGGCGCTCATCAGCAGCCTGTCAGCCCCAGCGCGTAAAGAGATGGCGCGTAGCATTGGCCGCAAACTGCGCGCCAGTCAGCAGCAAAATATCAAGCGCCAGCAGGCGCCAGATGGTACGCCGTTCAAGCCCCGAAAAGCGCAGCCGGTACGCAGAAAAAAGGGACGCATCAAGCGCGAGATGTTCGCAAAGCTGCGCACGGCGAAATATATGAAGACGCAGGCGAGCGCCAGCGAGGCGGTTATCGAGTTTGCGGGCAACGTGCAGCGCATGGCCCGCGTGCACCATTACGGCCTGCGCGACAGGCCGTCACGTAAAGGTAAAGAAATGAAATATGAAGCTCGTCCATTATTAGGAATATCAAGCACTGATAAAGAAAGTATAGAGAGTATAGTTTTGCTGCAATTAAGTTAAAACCCTTGCACTAAGGGCTTTTTATTTGGCCCCAAACATTGGCAGAACTAGCATCAAAAAAGAAAACTTCCAAGTTTTTCTTTTCTCTATTTAAAGCCATTCTGTGCGCCCTGCCTATTATTTTCTTATTGTCATTGCTTTTAGGATTACCATAAACACCGATATAGAGCTGCCTGACATTACCGTTTTCAATGGCTTTAAGAAAATGCTCATCATTTTCTGCGAGAGAATGTCCATATATAAACAATGCGCCGCCTATTTCACAAAAACTTCTATAGCATTTCGCAAGATAATCATTATGCCTAATTCTCTCAACTTTTTCCAATGAAGTTCCCTCTGAGACAAATACAGGAAACAAATCTTGATTCATTGCCGCTCTTATTTGCTCAATAAGTCTAACTTTCGTATTAACCCATGTGAACTTCCGCAACTCATAGCCAGCATCAAAAAGATGTAGAGCTCCATGCAAAAAGTAAATATTTTGCTTATGAGTATTGTGTGGCTCCCAGGTTACATAATGTGCATCGTAATTTTCGGAAGGAGTTCTAAACCCATCATCGCTTAAAGGTTTTTCATCCTCTTCGCAATGCATGCAAGTCCAGTAAAGCAGCAAATCATAATTAAGCGTATAAATTCTTCCAAAATTTTTCAAGAATGTTTTACAATGAAGGAATTGTGACTCACTCAATTCACCAGGATGAGCAGGATGGCTAGAGGCTAAAGTTGAAATGAGTAGCTCTTTCAAAGCTTCAGAGTCATTTTGCAATTGTTGAATAAACTCCTTGTCATCTCCATTGTAGGCTTCAATTATTTTGCTTGAATCTCTTAACGCTTTAATTACCTTCTCGAAATCTTCAGTTTCCATGATTTCAAAAGATTTCTTAGCAGAAGGTGATAACTTGCTAAAATTAGCTCTTTCAAAAAGCCTTCCGTAAATAAATATATCAGGCTTACAGGCTATGCTGAAACCGTTCCCTAAAAGAATATGTCTTTTAGTTAGTCGTGATGAATTTTCAAGTGCAGCTTTAAAACTGAGCAATTCCATTGTAACCTCGCATAACAACGAATTTATAGAAAGGAGCACGAAGCCCCTTTATATTTTACCCTCTATACACAATAGATTTATTGAGAGCTTCTATAACCTCATCAATATAAATCACATCTTTACTTTTAAGTGCCTGGCTTTCACCAGAGGAGCTATTTAAATAGACACTGTATTCAGGCTTTAGCTTTCTGAAGAGAATTACACCAAATGCTATTAAAGCAATACCAATCAACTTTGTGCTTGTTAAATCTGCACCGCAAGCCATTAGAATTCCGACAAGGACAATAAGCAAAGCAGGAGCTTTGTTCGCTTCTTTAATTGCTCGCTTAACTGACGTCACACCTTGCATAGCATAAGTGCTTGATCCTACTCGAAAGCGGGCACTTGAAACGCTTACTTTACCATCGTTAAAAAACTCAACCTCTTCCATGTTTGTTCCTTAGTAAGTTTAGAAAATTGCCATGATACATTAACAAAACTTTACGTTTTGGAAAGCTTAGAAATAGGCGTTTTTATCCCTCTATTTTGCACGGTCAGATAGGAACAAACAGCACTTCTTAGTCACCGGGGATTACATACAGCATCATAGGGAAATGAACGAACAACTCTCAGAAATCCTGCGCCTGCTGCGCAATCTGATCCGCATCGGAACTGTGTCGGCCGTCAATCTTGATGGCGGACTGTGCCGTGTCGATACAGGAAAAAACACAACCGGCTGGCTCCACTGGCTGAGTGCCCGTGCGGGTAAAACCCGTTCGTGGAATGCCCCGTCAGTTGGCGAACAGGTGCTCGTCTTATGCCTGGGCGGTGAACTCGATACCGGCTTTGTGCTGCCGGGAATCTTCTCGGACGACAACCCGGCGCCGTCGGCGTCGGCGGATGCGCTGCACTGGTCATTTCCTGACGGCGCAGTCATCGAGTATGAGCCGGAAAGCGGCGCGCTGACCGCAACCGGCATACAGACGGCAACCATCAAGGCGGCGGTAAAAATCCTGTTCGATTCGCCAGAGGTGGAGTGCACCACGCTTCTGAAAACCGCGCAGCTGGAAGTCACCCAGGGCGGCACGATGAAAGGAGACGTGTCGCACAGCGGCGGCAGTCTGAGCTCTAACGGTGTCGTGGTCGATGCGCATCAGCATGGCGGCGTGAAATCGGGCGGCGATCTATCGGGAGGGCCGCAGTAATGGCCGCAAAATATATCGGCATGAACCGTGAGAGCGGGGGCGCGCTCGACGACCTCGATCACATCCGGCAGTCGGTGCGGGACATTCTGCTGACGCCGCTCGGCGCCAGGGTGATGCGTCGCCAGTATGGCTCGCTTCTTTCCGCGCTGATTGACCAGCCGCAAAACGAGGCGCTGCGCCTGCAGATTATGTCGGCCTGCTATCTGGCGCTCCTGCAGTGGGAGCCGCGCATCAGGCTGACCGCCATTAGTTTTGAGACGGACTATAACGGCGCAATGGTGGTCGAGCTGACCGGCAACCGTACCGACAACGCGCAGCCTCTTTCCTTAACCGTTCCTGTGAGCTGAGAACATGGCAACTATCGACCTGAGCCAGCTGCCCGCGCCTGCCGTGGTGGAAACGCTGGACTATGAAACCCTGCTGGCCGAGCGCATGGCGACGCTGGTTTCCCTTTACCCGGCAGAACAGCAGGACGCTATCGCGCGCACGCTGGCGCTGGAGTCAGAGCCCATCGTTAAGCTGCTGCAGGAAAATGCCTATCGCGAGCTGATCCTGCGCCAGCGCATCAACGAGGCGGCAAAGGCCAATATGGTGGCGTATGCGCTGGATGGCGACCTTGACCAGCTCGGCGCAAATAATGGCGTTTCTCGCCTGATTATTACCCCGGCAGACGATACGACCATTCCGCCGACGGACGCCGTGATGGAAAGTAACGATGATTTCCGGCTGCGCATCGCCGCCGCTTTTGAAGGGCTGAGCGTAGCCGGGCCGACCGGCGCCTATGAGTACCACGCCAAAAGCGCCGACGGCCGCGTGGCGGACGCCTCCGCCATCAGCCCGTCGCCCGCAGTCGTGACCGTGACCGTGCTCGCCCGCGAAGGCAACGGCGCCGCCGGTGACGATCTGCTGGCCGTGGTGAGCGCCGCGCTTAACGACGAGGACGTGCGCCCGGTCGCCGACCGGGTGAGCGTGCAATCAGCTGAAATCGTGAATTACGAGATTGTGGCCGAGCTGTATCTCTATCCGGGGCCGGAGGCAGAACCCATACGCGCCGCCTCTGAGGCAAAGCTCGCCGCCTATGTCACCGCGCAGAAGCGCCTCGGCCGTGATATTCGCCTGTCGGCACTCTATGCCGCCATGCACGTTGAGGGCGTGCAGCGCGTCAATCTGATTAAGCCGTCAGCCGACGTCGTGCTCGACAAAACGCAGGCGGCCTACTGTACCGGCTACGCGCTGACCGTGGGAGGCTCGGATGAGTGATCGTCTGCTGCCGACCGGCTCCTCAGCGCTTGAGGTTGCCGCCGCCGAGGCGCTGGCCAGCCTCGGCGCCATGAACGTGCCGCTGCGCCAGCTGTGGAACCCGCAAACATGCCCGGTTGCGCTGCTGCCCTATCTGGCGTGGGCGTGGTCGGTTGATCGCTGGGATTCAGCCTGGAGCGAGTCCACAAAGCGTGGCGTAGTTGCTGCCTCGCAGTTCGTGCACCGACACAAAGGCACGATTGGCGCTATCCGCCGCGTCGTTGAGCCGCTGGGTTATCTGATCAAGGTAATCGAGTGGTGGAAAACCAACGAGGCGCCAGGCACGTTCCGGCTGGATGTGGGCGTGCTGGATACCGGCATTACCGAAGAAATGTATAACGAGCTGGAGCGCCTGATAGCTGATGCGAAGCCCTGCAGCCGTCACCTTATCGGCCTGTCCATCAATCTTGATGCGAACGGTGTGCTGCCGGTTGCCGTTGCCAGCTACAGCGGTGACGAGCTGACGATTTACCCTTACACCCCTGAACTTATCAGCGTCGGCGGGCCGGGTTATTCCGGCGCGGCCGTGCATCTTATTGACCTGACGGAAGTGAGCGCATGACGACTAAATACTTTGCCCTGCTGACCAATCAGGGCGCGGCTAAGCTGGCGAACGCCGCCGCCCTCGGCACGAAAGTGAATATCACCTCGATGGGCGTCGGGGACGGTGGCGGCACGTTGCCGACGCCAGATCCAGCGCAGACGAAGCTCGTCGCAGAAAAGCGACGTGCGCAGCTAAATTCGCTGACCGTTGACGCAGCAAACAGCAGCCAGATTATCGCCGAGCAGATTATCCCCGAAAGCGACGGCGGATTCTGGATCCGCGAGATTGGCCTGTATGACGCCGACGGCGTGCTGATTGCCGTGGCGAATTGCCCGGAAACCTACAAGCCGCAGCTGGCCGAAGGCAGCGGCCGCACGCAAACCGTGCGCATGATTTTGATTGTGAACAGTACCAGCGCGGTAACGCTGAAGATAGACCCGGCTGTTGTGCTGGCGACCCGGCAATATGTTGATAACGCCGTGATTGAGGTGAAGTCCTATGCTGACAGCCTGATGGCCGCGCATTTGAAGGCCGAAAATCCGCATAGTCAGTATCCGCTGATCAAGAACGCGCTGAAGGAAATGGCTGATGCTGGTTTGCTGCCGGACGTTCTCAAAAACCTCGGTTTAGGCGAAG